GGTGTTGGTGGTGGTGGTGCAGGTCAATCTGTAGGTGCACCGGGTCCATCTGGTGCAACATTAACTACGGGCGGCACTGGTACAACAGCAGGTGGAGGTGATGGTGGGGACGGTGGTAATGCAGGTTCAGCCGGACAGGCCGGTGTTACTAGCACCCAGGCTGCGGGTGCAGGTGGTGCTGCTGGTGCATATGCCCGAGGTACATCTAATATTACTTGGCAATCTACAGGTACTAGACAAGGACCATCTCAACCAACCGTATAAATACTATTTTATTGTTATGGGGTAAATTATGTTCGAACCAAATTATTGGTATTGGTCTGGTATATTATCAGAAGAATTATGTGATTCTATTATATTAGAAGGTGATAAACTAATATCATCCGATGGTAGAATTGGTAATGGTAATCTAGGCGGTAGCTATAATCCAGAAATAAGAGAAACTAACATAACCTTCTTTCCAAACAATCATTGGATAGAGGGTATAGCTTTACAGTATGCTCTATTAGCTAATACAAATTCTAAATGGAATATCAATTTTTCTAATCCACAAAATGCACAGTATTGCAGATATTTCCCAGATCAACACTATACACCACATAGAGATGATTCAATTAATGTAAATAGAAATACTATGCGAAAACTTAGTCTTGTGATCCAATTATCAAATCCCAATGATTATGAAGGGGGAGAATTTGCAATTGAACAAATAGATGGTAGTTTAGCAGAAGTGGATCTTATAGCACCCAGAGGATCTGTAATTGTCTTTCCTTCATTATTAATGCATGGAGTAAAGCCAGTCACAAAGGGTGTTAGACATAGTGTTGTTGTGTGGTTTGAAGGGCCAAATTGGCAATGAAAGAACAATATAGAATATTGAGAAACTTCTTTGATTTCAAAGATGTTGAACGAATGGCTAAACGAATGTGGGTTCTTAGAAATTCAGGTAATATGGTATATGATGAACAATGCCCAGGTTCATTGGCTGTATATGGTGATCCCATTCATAGTGAGATGCAAGAGAAGTACAGATATAAATTAGGTGAAACATTAGGATTAGAGCTATATCCCACTTATACATATTCTAGATTTTATGCACCAAAAGAAGTCTTGAAACCTCATAAAGATAGACCTGCATGTGAAATTTCACTTACTGCTACATTAGACTATAATACATTTGATAATAAACCATGGGCAATTTGGGTTCAAGAAGATTCGGTCCGTAAATCTGTTTTATTAGAACCAGGTGATGCTTTGGTTTATAAGGGATGTGAACTTACACATTATAGGAATGAATTTATAGGTGTGCATCAATCACAAGTGTTTATACATTATGTAAATGCAAAAGGGCCATATAGAAATCAAAAATATGATGGAAGGCCGAGCTTAGGGTCTTCAGTATTCACTAAGGATATGAAATGAATTATAATATTTCAGTAATAAATCTATATTCTAGACCAGATAGACTTAAGATGTTCCAAGATGTAGTAGATCAATTACAGACACCTGTTACAGTGTTATCAGCAATAGATTCTATTAAAGCCGCTAATATGTTAGCACAAAAAGAAGTATATGCTGATAATCATTGGCTTGATCCATTACTAGATGAACCCATAAAAATAGGTGAAGTTGGTTGTTTTCTATCACATTTTCTATTGTGGTCTTCATGTCTTGAACAAAAGAAACCTTTACTTATCTTTGAGGATGATGTTCATACTAACGAATACTTTGATAAACAAAGTTTTGATAAAGAAATCAATAATTTTCTAAATAGTGATGCCGATATACATTATCTAGCTTGGAATGATATGGGCACCGGTGACTTTTATCCATATTGGGCTTGTGCTTATATGATTAAACCCAAAGCGGCCGAAAAGTTAATACAAACTGATATCTTGAATAATCTTATTCCAACCGATGAATATCTACCGTTAATGCTTGGAGCTAAACCATTCACAGATTCAGAATCATTAAAAGAACACTACAAGAGATTAGACAAATATGAAAAGTTGATTTACTCTAACTCAAATGAACAAATGTTTAAACCATATCCAAGAACAGTGCTTGGATCTGATATTGAAAAGGAATATTAATATGTTACATATCTATGCAATAACATCTGATGCACTTAAGTCAAGGGTGTTTGAAAAATCTGTACAGGTTAATATGCCTGATGCTAGATTAAATCTCATTGAAGTTGAATGGATAGGTCATGATCTATCTCAAAAGCCAGGCGGTGGTCAGAAAGTAATGCATTTACGTAAGCATTTGCTAGATGATTTTGATAATGGTCATGTAGAAGATCACGATGTTATACTATTCTGTGATTCTTATGATGTCATTGTTAATGATTCAGTTGATACATTAATCGAAAGATATTATGATTCAGCCAAATCACTCTTATTTGCTGGTGAAAATGTTTGTTGGCCTGATCTAGATGTTCAGGATCAACAGCTTGAACTTTACTCTAATAGCGGGTTTGTTGGTTCACCGTATTTAAATAGTGGTCTATTCATTGGTAATGCTAGGTTTCTCAAGTCATTCTTAAAGGGTGCAGACATTGCAATAGAAGACGATGATCAACTATTTTACCAAAAAGAATTTCTCAAAAACCCAGTGCAAATTGGTATTGATTATGAGTCATATGTATTCCAGTGTTTGGCTAATACAGACCAAAATGAAGTTTTATTGAATGCTCATGGTCAAATTAATAATATTAAAACAAATTGTACAAGTACTATTATTCATGCTAATGGTGGTTCAACCAATCACCCAGTATATCAAAAACTTAAAAAGAAATATGTGTATGAGCAACCAGAAGTTCTTTATCCTAATATAGACATATTCTATAATAATGCCAATAGAATAAATCAACAATATGAAAATAAAGAATTTTTATTGTATAATTTCCTTACTAGAGAGGGTTGTCAAGAGATCATTAAAGCATGTGAAGAACATGGTCAATGGGAAGAAATGTATAATGATAAGTTCCCGGGGCAGGAAATGAGACTTAAAAAAGCCTTACCAGAGCTATATGAAAAACTAAGTAAACGATTTATGGATCATATTGTAAAGGATGCTGAACAACATTGGAGACCTTTGTTAGTACAAGGCATACGGGATATGTTTGTCATTAAGTATAGTGAAGATGGGCAGAGATCTTTACCGCTTCACCATGATGCGTCATTGATTACTGGTAGTATTAAACTCAATGAAGATTATACAGGTGCTGATTTATACTTTCCTAGACAAGATATAACAAATCACGTTGCTGGTGTTGGGGAATGCTTAGTGTGGCCTAGCAGCGTTACACACGGGCATATGTGCAGAGAACTTAAATCTGGTACTAAGTATTCATTAACTATATGGACTTCTCGTTATGCAGGAGACATAAATTAGGATAAATATAAATAATTAAAAAATAAAAGGATCAAGAATGGCTCAGCCAACAACCAAAGCAGAGTTTAAACAGTTCTGTCTTAGAGCACTGGGCGCCCCAGTCATCGAAATAAATGTAGATGATGATCAGGTAGATGACCGCATAGATCAAGCTCTTCAATTTTGGTATGATTACCACCATTCAGCTACAGAACGGGTTTATGTTAAGCATTTAATAACTGCTAATACAATATCAGATGGATATGTAGACTTACCTGATAATATTATTGGGGCAGTAAAGGTTTTTAGTATTCATGATCAATCATTGAGCGGTACAGATATCTTTAATATAAGATACCAAATTGCTCTGAATGATCTACATAATTTGGCTAATCTGTCTATCCTACCCTATTATATGCAACGTGAACAATTGGCACTTATCCATGAAGTATTAGTAGGTGAAACTCTTATTAGATTTAACAGACATAAGCACAGACTGTTTATTGATGATAATGATCTCACTGAAGGTACATATTTAGTCTTTGAATGTCATGAAGTAGTTGATCCTGATACATGGACTGATGCTTGGTCAGATCGTATTCTACAGCGATATGCAACGGCATTGATCAAACAACAATGGGGTTCTAATCTTACTAAATTTGAGGGCTTACAATTACCTGGGGGTGTTCAATTTAATGGTGGTAAAATCTATGATGATGCATCCGCTGAAATTCTAAAAATGGAAGATGAAATCTTACAGAAACATGCGATGCCGCCTCTTGATTTTATAGGATAATACATGGCTACTAATCCATATTTTAATAACTTTAATAGTTTTTCCGAGCAAGGTCTAATTGAAGATCTTGTTATTGAATCTATTAGAATGTACGGTCATGATTGTTATTATTGCCCTCGCACAATAGTTGATAAAGATACTACATTTGGGGAAGATACATTATCTACATATAATAATGCATATTTCGTAGAAATGTATATTAGAAACGTTGAAGGATTTGAAGGTGAGGGTGATTTCCTATCTAAGTTTGGTTTACAGATTAGAGATTCTGTCACATTTACTATTGCTAATCGTGTCTTTAATACTGAAATTGGTAGAAATGAAACTATAGATAGACCACAAGAAGGAGACTTAATTTACTTTCCTCTTAATCAAAAGGTCTTTGTAATCACATTTGTTGAACATGAACCCGTGTTTTATCAAATGGGTGATTTGCAAATGTATGATTTAAGATGTGAATTATTTGAATACAGTAACGAAAAACTAAATACTGGTATTTCTACTATTGATGATCTTGAAGATGAATGGAGTATTAATGTAGGTATTAATAATCTCGCAAATACTAATGCAAATGGTGACATTATTATCAATGAAACTACTGGTAGACCTGATTCATTATCTGATGACTATTCTATATCTGAAAATGATACATTTGAAGCCGATGCTGATTTGATTCTAAATTTTGATGATAAAAATCCATTTACAGATGATGGGACATTCTAATGTTTGGAACCACTTATTATCACGAAACAATCAAAAAGTATGTTTCACTTTTCGGTACGCTCTATAATGACATCTGGATTAACAGAACAGATAATAATGGTAATGTTCGTCAATCTTTTAAGGTTCCCATTAGATATGGACCAAAAGAAAAGTTCTTAGCACGCATTGATGCCGATCCAAGGTTAGATAAAGAATTTGCAATCACCCTGCCTCAAATGGGATTTGAAATTATTGGTTATCAGTATGCCGCTGAACGTAAATTGAACACCATCAATAAATTTGTTAAGTCAAATAATACAGACCCAGATGTACGAAATTTTCAATACAACCCAGTCCCATATGATATTGCATTTCAGTTATCAATTTTTGTAAAGAATACAGAAGATGGGCTAAGAATTATTGAACAAATTCTACCGTATTTTACACCAGAGTGGACACCAACGGTAGAACTTATTTCTGATCCAGAAATTATTTTAGATATTCCTATCTATTTGACTAGTGTTATTCAAGAAGATGTATATGAGGGATCTTTTGAGGATCGTAGATCTCTGATCTTTACACTAGACTTTACATTAAAGGGTTATCTATTCTCACCAACCAAGAAGAGTGGTGTTATTAAACTTGCAAATACTAATTTCTTAATTAGTGATTCTGATGCTGCTATTACATCTGCTAATACAGAATCTGCACGT